CCTACCGCCCCGCCTCGACCGTCTACGACTGGTACGTTCTGGTCAACGACGATCCCGAGGCCGAATGGACGATTCAGGCGGACAACAACACCGGCGGCGTGATCGCCGTTACCTTCTCCGCGTCGTCCGCCATCACCGGCACGGGCCTTCCCGCCACCGCCGGCACCCCGGTGGCCTTCAGCAACTCCACGTCCGCCGCCAGCCTGCCATCGCCGTTGGTCGCCTATCAAACCTATTACGTGCTGCCGGGCTCAAACTCAACGTCGATCACCGTAGCAGCCTCCCCTGGTGGAACGGCGATCGTCATGGCTGGCGCTGGCACGGGCGCATCCTTCATCACTTCGGGCGTTGCGTTTCCGGTCGCCACGGTGGGTAAGAATATCAATCTGCTGCCGGGCACGGGGTCCATCATCAGCGGGTGGTCCGGCTGGCAGGCGTCCTCGGGCGCCAACTACAACACCGGCGGCTCCGCCATCGCCGCACCGGGCACGGGATCGACGCTTCAGCTCAACGTGGTGGGCATTCAGACGAACGCCCAGAATGCCGCTGGCGCATTTTTCTCAAAGCTCGTTGTTCGCCTGAACACCTCGACCGAAATCACCGGCCAAGCCGGCATCTGATCCGCACCATAGGAGCACGCCGCCATGGCCGCTGTTATTACCCGCTCGAATCACCCGGACTTCCTGTGGCCCGGGGTGCTGATGTCGTTCGGTCTGTCCTACGACCAGTTCGAGGAAATCTTCCCGCAGATCTTTGAGGAAATCGACGGCGAACTGGCCACCGAACGCCTGGTGGAAGCCACCGGGTTCGGCCTTTCTCGCACCAAGTCGGAATCGTCCCCGATCTCCTACGACGCGGACGGCGAAGGCTACGTCACCCTGGCGACCCCCAGCGTGATCGGCCTGGGCTTCCAGGTGACGCGGGAAGAAATCGAAGACAACCTCTACGCGGAAGTCGCCGGCCGCCGCGCCGACTCCCTGGCGTTCTCCCAACGCACCACGACCGAGTTGATTCACGCCAACCTCTTCCTCAACGCTTTCGCCGGCGGCCCGACTTACGGCGACGGCGTATCCCTGCTGAACAGTTCCCACCCCACCAAGAGCGGCCTGCAATCCAACCTCCCGACCACGAACGCCGACCTCTCGGAAGCGTCCCTGGAGGACATGATCAAGCGCGTCTATCTAACCCAGAACAGCCGCGGCCTTCAGATCAACCTCCATCCCCGCCGGTTGGTGATTTCCGCCGCCGACATGTTCAACGCCGAGCGCATCCTGAACAGCCAGCTCCGCACCAACACGGCGAACAACGACCTGAACGCCATCAAGAACATGGGCCTGCTTCCCGAAGGCGCCATCTGCAATCCGTACTTTGGCGTCGAGTCAACACAGGCGTGGTTCATGCAAACATCGGTTCCGCGCGAGACGGGATTGGTGTCAATATGGCGTCGTTACCCCGAATTGGAGCGTGACGCGGACTTTGACACCGAGAACGCAAAAAGCAAAACTACTAGTAGATTTGTACCCGCCCCTGGAGACTGGCGCTGCCTTTTCGGAGCGCCGGGATATTAGAATTAGATACTTGCCAATACTTAATTGGTATTTGGCGGGTTGACGACGGAAACCGACGCGGATAAGGACACAGATGACCAATGGGAGAGGTTATCTACATGTCCAAAATCTGCGCGGTGGCCGACTGTGGCAACGCTGTCAAGGCGCGTGAACTTTGCAACGCCCACTATATGCGCTTTCGGAAAACGGGCGAGCTGGTGTCTTATGGCCAGCCAATGAAAGAGCGCGGCATAAGGCGTGACCATCCGCATTATAAACGGTGGTGTAAACTCAGCGGCGATGGAAAACTGTGCGAACGGTGGAAGGATTTTAAGGTATTTGTGGCCGACATAGGCGACGGCGCCGGACGAAAAAAACTTCAACGCCCCGATCAATCCAAGCCCTACGGCCCTGACAACTTTCGATGGGCCGAACCGCACGTTGGAGAGCGCAAAAACGCTTATTACCGTGAATGGTACAAGAATAATCCAACTGGACGAAACGGCACTTATCAAAGGCGCTACGGCATCACGCTTGACGAATACAACGCCATGTTGGCGAAACAAAACGGCGGCTGTGCGATTTGCAAGCGGGTTCCCGAGGGCGAGGATCGCCGCTTGGCCATTGATCACGTCCACAACCCGGATGGGTCCAATGGTCCGGTGAGGGCGCTTTTGTGCTCGCCCTGCAATACCATGCTCGGCTTGGCCGGCGACGACCGCGCCCGCCTGATCGCCGCCATCCAGTACCTTGACCGCCATTTCGCGGCGAACGAGGATGCGGCATGACCCTTGCTTTCTCCAGTCTCCGCTCTAAGACCCGCTACCGATGGGACGTTTATCGCGGTGGCGCTTGGGGAATTTGCGATAGATGCTCAAATAGAGTCCGACGGACCGGACTTCAAAGTGAATGGGACAAGCTCATCGTCTGTGCGCCCTGCCTTGATCCCAGACCGCCGCAGATGTCCCCTCCCGACGTTTATCCCGAGGGCATACCCTTTCCCGACGCCAGGCCGCCGCAGGACAACCCCGATCGACTCAACGACGACAGCTATCTGGTGGCCCTCACCGGTACGATGGGCGTGACGGATGGGGTGTATCCTTGCTACCCCAACGGTCAGGAACCGCCAATCGGGGCGTTTTCGCCGCAACCGATCACGGTTGATCCGATTCCGAAATCGACGCCGGCCGTGAATCTGATCGCCGACGCGGTGACACTGCGAACGGGGCCGGTATATCCAAAAAGCGTCCCGTACATTGCCGGAACCGGAACAAGCCCCGGCGCCGTGCCGTTCACGTCGCCGCCCGATCCGCCATGCGACAGTGACGACTGATGCCGACAATCCGCTCATATACGCAGGCGACCCAAGCCCAGACTGACGATGCGTTCGTGCTTGACCGCATTGGCGTTGGGACGATGTATATTGAAACAGCGGATTTAATTCCGCAAAATTCCAATTCATTTAATTTGGGATTTGAATTTTTAGGCACGTCTCCGCCAATTTCAAACCAGCTAATCGGAGCTGTTTCATTTCCAATAAATGCGACTTTTCCGATAAACTTTGCAGGTTCTGTTGGTGGAATTGTGACAAATCCAACGTCTTCGTTTGTCATGCCAGTAAAACAGAACGGAACGCAAGTTGGAACGATCACTGTTAGCACGTCCGGCGTTTACACGTTTGCAACGACGTCTTCGACGGGTTTGACCATATCAATTAACGACAAATTGACCGTGTACGGGCCCGCAACTGCGGACAGCACGGCGGCGGGGATATTTTTTACCCTTGCGGGAAGTCAAACGTGATAATTTAAGTCGGTAATGCCGGAATCCGGTGGCGCGAGGCATGTTCATGGAGGCCTGCTGATCATGGCGAACGAATGGACGGTGTTCGACAGCGACGCGGCGAACGCCCAGGCCGTCACGGCGTTCAATGTATACAGCAATGGAAATCTGACCTGCGCGCTCCAGGGGTCCATTGAGCACCTATGGAAATTTACGCAATCCGTCGATGGAGCGACGTCCGGATTGCTTCAGTTTTCATTTACCGTGGTCGCGGGTCCAACCAACGGAACGATCAGCCTTGGTGTAATTAACAGCCTGGGGTGCGCGGACGTTGTATTGGGAGGCGACAACAATGGGTTCGGCTATACGTCATCGGGAGTAACCTATTATCAGGGTGGCTACGGTCCGACATGGGCCACCTATACGGTGGGCGACACCGTAACTTTCTACGTCCAAATCTCTAAAACTGGGGTCAGCCGGCTCTGGTCGCAGGTCAATACCGGCGCCTACCAGGGCAGCGGCGCGGGCGCGAACCCCGGGACCGGGACGGCCGGCGTGGACATTTCGGCGATATGCCCGGCCGCCACGCGCCTCTATCCGGTCGTCATGGCGGGATCGGCTTCCACGACGGTCACGGCCAATTTCGGCGGATCGGCGTTTCCGAACGCCACGCCGAGCGGCTTCACGCCCGGCTGGCCCGTCAGCAACAGCCTGTCGTCCTGGGGCTCGTTCGCCACCAACGGCTATGGTCAGGCTTTTCAGTCCATTACCGGGCCGACCTACCTGGAAGCCAGTCAGTACGTCTGCACCGCATCCGGCCCCGTGGTCTCAATCACGGTTCCGTTTCTGGGCGCGGTTTCCAATGTAGTCGCAGGCGTGTTTGCCGATGCTGGCGGCTACCCTGGTGCGCTGATCGCGACTTCCGAGGCGTTCGCCTCGTCCGGCGCGGGTGAGGCCACGGCGACCATTTCCGGCTGGACCGGAGTTTCAGGAACCCGATATTGGATCGCGCTTTACACAAGCGGAACCGGCGCAACAGTCAACACCGTTGGCGTGACCAACACCGCGTTGGTCGCTGTGCCTAGTCAGACGACGGCAAGTTTCTGGTATGCGGGCCAGGATGTCGAAGTTGCGGTCAGCAATACCTATCCGACCGTCGTTTCCACTTACCCCAACGGGGCGGCGCAAAACGCTTTTCGCGTTCCTCTGCTGTTCAACCTGCCCGGTGGAGGTGGAAGTTTGGTGGCCGGAAATGTAAGGTGGTTTTGATGACCTTCGCCAACACATTCAACATGAACATGCTGGCGCTCGCGATCCGAGCCTACCGCCGGCTTGGGGTTCTGCCCGCTGGCGGAGCCCCCACGTCCGACCAGATGACGCAGGCTATCATCTGCTACAATTCCATGGCCGTGGCGCTTCAGGCCAATGGCCCGAGCCTCTATCGTCAGCTTCAGGTGTCATGGACAATCCCTACGGGCGTTGGTTATCCAGGCTCAC